GGGTCTTCAGCTTGCCGGGGACGCCGGCCAGGAAGTCGAGCATGATTTCAGGCCCAGGAGGTTGCGGTCACGTTGCCGTTGGAGTCGTAGGTGACGGTCTTGGTGCCGATGGTGTCGTAAGCGCCACCGGAGTTGCTGCTGTAGGAATAAACGACCGTCTGCGGGTTGCCGGTAGCCCCGCCGGTGCTGCCCCAGGTGATGACGGCTTTGACGCGCTCAGTGCCGGACGAGTAGGTGAAGGTCGTCGGCTGCTCGGCGGTGCCGCCCGAGATTGCCAGCGGCCAGCCGTAGAATCCGCCGCCCATGATCGCCGCGTCGCGGATGGCGAGTAGATTCTTCCGGGTGTAGTCGAAGGCTTGCGTGCCGTTGTCGGCGGCCGGGTCGGGCTTGGATGCGGTGAATGCGGTGTAGGTCATCAGAGCCCCTGGAAGGCGTAGCGGAAGGTGCTGGCCATGCGCGCCCCGGCCGCATCGAAGACATGCACGTCGAAGCTGTTGGTGCCCGTAGGCGAAAGCACGATATTGTCGTACAGCCCGATTCGCGCCGTGTTGCCCTCGGGCGTGATGGTGAGCTTTTTGGCGGCCGAGTATTTGCCCGTAAGGCTCACGGTCACGGCGGCCGAAGCCGAGCTGGTACCGGTGCCGACCTCTTCGCGCGGCACGGCATTCAGGCGCACGTACTGGCCGGAGCGCACGTACAGCGTGCTGGTGGTCGCGGCCTGGTGGCGCAGGCGGGCAAAGCGCGCGGTGGTCTTGGCGGTGAGCGCCCCGGCATAGGCGTAAGCGCCGGCCGCTGCGGTCTTGGTGCCGATCTCGGCGGTGACGGTGCCCGAGAGCGCTGCGGCGGTGCTCTCGCCAGTCCAGTCGCCCGAGAGGTCGGCGCCGAAGTCTTCGGCCTCGCCGAGCCATTCGCTGGATAGGCTGCTGTGGTAGGTCGCGAGCGCCGCGGTATAGCTCGACATGGTCGAGGAATACTTGGTGCCGGCGGCCACGGCGTCCTCGGTCACGTAGTGCGTGATGCCGTCGTAGCGGTTCAAGGCGTAGGACGAGACGTTGGTGAGCGTCGGCGCGGTCTGCTCGTAGCGATCCACCAGGAACGAATTGACGTCCGAGGTGACCGTCAGATCGAGCGTGGCGGCCGTTGTGGAATACTGCCCTACCGAGTCGATGGCCTTGACGTAGAAGCGCCAGGAGCCAGGCGGAATGGTCTGCGCGGTGAAGGTCAGCCCGTCAATGCGGTCGATGACGGTGGCGGTGTCCCAACTGCCGGAGGTCAGGCCATAGCGCAGCTCGTAGCGCCAGATGTCCAGATCGACCGCCGCGCTCCAGCCAAGGAAGCAGATGCCACCGGCCTCGAAGCCGGTCAGGCTTGCCACGTTACCGGGAATAAGCGCCTTGCCGGCGGCCGTCAGGTCGGCGGTAGCCTCGGTCGAATAGGTGCCGACGATTGAGAGTTGGCGCACTTCCACCTGGTAGGTCACGCCCTCCTGGAGGGGACCGGAGCGCCAGACCGGCAGCAGCGTCGATCCCGTGGCGATCGTAACGCCTGCGGCAGTCAGCGCGACCGACCATTGCACGCGATAAGGCCAAGTGTCGGCGTCCCATGTCGCGGCGATGCGCGAGGCGTAGAGTCCTGTTTCGAGTTGATAGACCTCTTCGGTCACCGTCAGGCCGGTCGGCGCCGGCGGCGCGGACGGCGACGGCAGGTCGGTATCGTCGCTGGTCGGATCGGACTCGACCGCGTCGGAATAGGCGCTGGCGTCGTACTCGGCGAGCGCCAGCGAGAATCGTCCCAACTCGCCGCTGATTCCGGTCACGCGGAAAGCCTTGGCAGTCAGTCCGACCGGGTGCGTGACGGTGACCACGTCGCCGACTTCGAGCGCCAGAGACTGGTCGAAAACATCAAGCTCGCAGGTCAGATCCTGAAGCGTGAGCTTGTTGAGCCGCTCGATCGCCTCGCGCGCGGCCTGCGCCGCGGACTGAATCCCCGGCATCTGCACTTGCGACTCCCGGCGCGGCGTGGGGCCCGAGAGCACGCCGTCGGCGTAGGCGTAGGCCGAGCGCGAGCGCCAAGGATTCGCTCCGGTGTCGGTCCAGACCACTTCGACCACAGTCGGCGTCTGCCGCGCGCCGCGTTTGCTCAGGCGACGCAGGCGCAGGATCTGTCCCGAGGCATGCGCGATGCTGGCCGAGGATGCGACCGGCCGATCCGCGACCAGCTTGACCCCGGAATCGCCGTCGATGACGAAACAGCCGGCGTAGGCGCGCAATGCTTCCACCCAAGCGTCGATAGGCTGAGGAGCGTCAAGCGTCAGGCCGATAGCGCGGCGCGCGGCGCTGCCGACCAGCGCATCGCAGGCATCCGCCGCATCCTCGACGCTGGCCCAATCGACCGTGCGGCCGGCGCCGTAGGTGGCGTTGGACAACAGGTCGGCCAGGGCCAACGCTGGATTGGCGCTCCAGACGGTCGTGGTCGTCCTCGGGTCATAGAGCTTTCGGCCTCGCACGATGGCGGTGATCTGCGGCATCGAGTCGATGAGCGAATTCGGGATCTTGATTACGGAGTAGGCGATCCCGGGCAGCGCGTCGGCGTAGGTCACGGCCGGACGCTGCGCGGCCCAGGCGGCGATGAGCGTGGCATCGGCCGTCTGCCCGGCGGTGCCGACGTAGTGCGTCAGCGTGATGCCGGCGGCCGGTGTGGCGTTGTCGATCTCGATCGAGGAGACGGCATCTATTTCGCCCTCGCCCCACACGGCCTGGATCACCCAGGTCGATCCGTAGGGCAACACGCACGCAATCTGTGCGCCGATCCTATCCCGGCCGTAGGTGATGCGCAGCGGCGCATTCTCGGCGGCGAGCTGCAGCGCCACGGGCGCGCGCGGCGCCACGCGGTTGATCGCCTGGCGCGGGACGACCGGCTCCGGCAGCGGCGGATAGGGCGGCAGGAATTTCAGGTCGGCCATCAGATTTGCTCGAGCGTCATCTCGCAGCGCCATGACTTGTTGGCCAGCGGCTGGAAGCGCGGCGGCTCGCCGAAGGCGCAAGTGTAGGTGGTGCCGTCCGGCGACCAGGTGAAGCTGATGTCCGCGGCGGAACGCTGCGCCACGTAGAACGCTTCCAGCGTCTGCTTGTCCGCATCGCGCAGGATATGCACCGCGCGGAAGCGGCGTTTGACGGCGGTCTGCAGCAGGCGCGCGCGGTAGGTGCCGTCCGATGCACGCTCGCCGATGCGCTCGTCAATCGGCTCCTCCCTGGAATCGGCGTGCAGCGGCAGGGCGGGATAGGTAGCCATCTAGCGCTCCAGGATGTACGGCTGCGAGCCGAGTCGAATCTTGGTGCCGACCGGCTGTAAATGGTTGAAGCCAGTCCCCGGCGAGATCCAGCGGCGCGGCGCGTAGAGCGTGCGGGTGCTCGCCGCCGAGAGCGTGATGCTCGCCGAGCGCTCGTCCAGGCTCGCGTCATCGCCTACGCCGTCGAAGACAAGCACGACATCAGCGTCGGCCGTTGCGTCTGCATAGCAGGCCCATATACGGATGCGCCGGTCGGCGATGCCTTCGGCCAGGATCAGCGCGGCGGCCCCGTCGTCAATGTTGGTCACCTCCAGCCGGCCGGCGCTGGATGCCGAGGCATCCGCGGACAGACCGCTGATACGCATCTGCCGGCCGGCCCAGGTGGCGCCCAGCCAATCGACGGTCCCGATGCTGGACCAGGTGGCCGGCGTGGCAAATTCGATGCGCACCAGCCACCCGGGCCGGGTGACTGTGGCGCCGACCGCCGAGAGCAGCGCGGCAGAAAGCGTCCTCATCCGATGCCGACCTCGACGGCGGCCGGCTGATCCACGCGCACATCGACCTGCACTTGGCGCGGGACGGCGGCGGCGATGCGCGCCACGACCTGATCCATAGCCGCGTCGATGGCGGCCTTGAACTGCGCTGGCAATTCGGCGAAGGCTTCGCGCGTCACATCGACGCTGGCGCGCAGGCGCTCCTGCGTGAGCGTGTCGGCGGCCTCTAGACGCTTGATGAATTCGTCCGCTACGGCCTTCTGCTGCTCCGGCGAAAGCAGTCCGTAGGCGCTAACGATGTCGCTACGCACCCGGCCGGAGTAGTCGCGCACAAGCTCGGGATCAGTGACAGAGCGCAGCACATCCATCTGTTGCGCGATGCGCGCATCCAGGAAGGCATACTGGCCGGCGTTGTCCAGTTGTCCAAAGCGGATGTCAGCGATTGCATCGGCGAAGGCGTTGTGGGTGCTTTCCATGGTGGCGCCGATGGCACGCAGGGTATCGTCGTAGCCCTTGGCGCTGGCGGTCCAGTCGGCGGTACGCTGTTCGACCTCCTGCATGGTCTGCGCGGCCTTCTGCAGCGCCGCGTCCAGGTTTTGCGCCGAGGCAGTAGCCGGGTCTATCGCATCGAAAATCGCATCCACCTCGTCCGACAGGTCGGTTTCGCGCAGTGCGGCAATCATCATGCGCGCAAGCTCTTCGTCAATCGCGGCCTGCAGAGACTCCTCGCCGCGGCCGGCGTCGCGGCCGTAGTTGCGGTAAAGCACGTTGGACCCGAGCATCAGGTTCGCATAGGTGCTGCTCGTAGCGGTGCCGCGCGGGTCTGACTCGTAGTTGAGGCCGTATCCGAAATCCAGGGGCGAGCCGCCGAACTGCTGCGCGAGCGCAGCGTAATCGCTGGCGAAACTGCCCACGCCGCTGCCGGTGGCCTTCGGCCCGCCGCGCTTAGGTTTCAGCGCCGAATAGGCCAGCCAGGCGGCCAGCAAGTACGGCGCGGCGGCCCCGGCGAAGGCTCCCCAGCCGGTGGCTACGCCGGTCGATGCGCCGAGCGCCGACAGGCCATTGGCCACCAGCCCGCCGAAGCCCGCACCGCCGGTCAGGCTACTCAGCGATGAGCCGATGCCGAGCACGTCGGCCGCCGAGGCGCTGCCGGACGCACCCATACCGAGCGCGCCGAGCACAGCGCCGCTGGCCGCCTGGGCGATCGGCTGGATGATCGGGCGAAGGATCAGCGTCTTGAACAGATTCTTCAGCGTGTCGGCGAAGACCTTGCCGGCATCGGCGCCGGACTCGAATCCGCGCAGCAGCGCATCCGTGAGCGATTCGGCGATTGAATCGGACGTGCGCTGCCATTCCTCTCGGGATGCCTTGGCGGCATCCTTCGTGGCCTCGATCTTCTGTTCGGCCACGGCTCGCCCTTCACCGACGCGCAGCTCGTCCGCGATTTCGCGGCGCAGTGCGATTTCGCGTTCGAGGTTGGCAAGCGCCTCGTCGGATGCGCCGTTGAGCAGTGCAGTGGCGCGGGCTTCCTCAAGCCGGGCGACCGTCACATCCTCGATCTGGCTCCCGAGCAAACCGTAAAAGTCGTTTTCCTCGCCCAGCTTCTTCAGGCGTTCTTCCAACGGCCCAAAGTAGCCGCGAAGCGCATCGACCTGCGCCTTCTCGGCATCGGCAAGTTCCCGCAGCTCATCGGCCAGATTTTTCGCAACGAAGCGCTCGACCGCCTCATCGAAGCCGTCCCATTCGCTGCGCAGGCTGCGGACGGCCTTGGACGCCTTGTCGGCCTGGGCGGCGATGATGTCCAGTTTCGGTTTCGCTCCGCCGTCCTGGCCGCCGCCGGCCGCGGCGCGAATCTTCCGGATCGACTCGTCTTGTAGCTCGCGTTCCTTGGCGGAATCCACAAGCATCATGCGGCGGATCTCGGTCACCTCTGACCAATTGCCGCTGAGGATTGCCTGAATCTGCGCGGCCGCCCCGCCGATAGATCGCCCGAGCGAAGTGAATACGCCGACGACCTGCACGCCGAAGGCCATCAGTTCCTTGAAGGCCGGAATCATCTGCAGGACCGTCGTTTGCCCGAAGTTGCCGGCCGCGACGGTTAGCGCATTCCACTGCTTTTGCAGCTTCTCGGCCTCTGCGGCTTGGTCGGCGGTGACGGCAGCGACGACGCCGCCAGTCGTCGCAATGTCTTTGAGCAGCGGCAACAGCTCCGCGCCGGACTTGGTAAGCGCGGCGACGGCTACCGAGGTTTTGCCGGCGCCGTCTTCGAACCTGTTGAGCGCCTTGGCGAAAATCTCGACGGCTTCGGCTGGCGACTTCTGCTTGAGCTCGTCCATCGACAAGGCAAGCGCCTTGAATGCAGCCCCTGCGCCCTTCGACTCGTCGTCGCTCTGCATCAGTGCCTTGGTCATGCGGACCAAAGCTGTTTCGACCTGTCCTATGTCATGTCCGCCGATGCGCGCGATCTGCGTCAGGCGCGACAGTTCCTCGACCGATGCGCCGGTCTTCTCGGCCATGTCATCGAGCGCCGCAGCGGCGTCGATGGTCTGCCGCACGAAGGCGGCGGCGCCTGCCACGGTGAAAATGCCACCGAGCGTGAGCGCCAGCGAGCGCGCGGCGCTCTGCATCTGGCCGAGCGGCCCGATCGACGGGCCGATTTGCTGGTTGAACTTGTTCAGCGTGCCGCTGAACAGATCGACCGCGGTGATTTCTACGCGTGCGGGAGTTGTCATGCCTGGCGCCTCACTGTCTCACGCAACGTCAGCAGTCCGTGAATGAGCGACTCCATGTCGGCGCAGCCGACCAGCTCGGCCACTACTGGCAGCGCCGAATAGTCAATGCGCGCGTCCATGAGATTCCAGGCCGTAATCACCGTCTGCGACCACGCATCGTAGGGCACCTCCACCGGAGCGCCGGAACCGGCCATGTCGGCCAGTTCGAGCGCTTCGATCAGTTTTTTTTCGCGTCTTCCTCGCGGAGCATTGACGCCTTGATCATCTCCTGCAGCCGCTCGATGATCGGCACCAGCAAGTCCGCGCGGTCGTACAGCCACTCCTCCGCAAGCTCGGCCGAGAACGGCGCTGGCGATGCGTCGCCGTTCCCGAGCACGTTGTCCTGAGAAACGTCTTCCCAGCCGGCGAGCGAGCGGATGGCCACGGCGGCATTGCTCTCGGCCGCCCACAGCGCCAGCTCCAGCCGGCGCGGCCGGCGCAACAGGAAGCGATGGCCACCGGTGGTGAACCATTCTTCCCGCTGCGACCGTAGTAAAGAGGCGAGCGACATAGCGATTAGGACGCGTAGTAGGTCGGCGGGCCTTGCATGGTGATGGCGGTCGGCGTAGTAACAAGCTGCTGAGCGGAGCCGCTGGGAAGCAACGGCGCTCCGACATTTCCGGAAAACACCATGATCTGTCCGCCGGTGCCGAACACGAACTTGAAGGCGCGGTTGGCTGAGGCGTTGTATGCCGCTTTCATTGCCACGAGGCCGGCGTCCGACACATCCCAAATGTTGTCCATCGTGTACACAATTGGGTTTGTAGCGCCGACCATTTGTGTTCTCTGGTTGCCGTGAATGGTCGTCGTGTCAATGTAGGTGAGGTCCCCGCCGGATGTGGACAGGTTTGTCGCCGTAGTAATCGACGTGCCGAAAGTCAGTTTGTAGGCTGTGCCAGATGTGAAGGCGTCGTAGAGTTGCGTATCCTCCCCTTCTAGTTGGAAGGTATCAGTCGCCACGCTGGCGACGCGAAATACTCGGTTGTTGACCTGATACATGCCAAGTGCTTCGATATAGACCCAGTCGCCGTTGCTGTAACCGTGCGAGGTCGAGGAGGCGACTCCTGTTGGCGCCTTCGTAATCGCTGTGAGCGTCTTTCCCGCGGCGATCGCCGATTGCATGGCAATCGACACATTGGACCATTTACGTGCTGTTACCATGATTGGCTCTCCTTACGTTGCGGTTTGCGGCGCATCCGCCGCGGTGAAGTAGTCAGTGACCCAAGTCATAACGGCGCGGCCAATCGGCTGCTCCGCGTCGTCCTCGAAGTCGATGCTGGTTGCGGTCAGGCTGATGCCCTCGCACTTTCCGCCGCAGGTATGCGCCGATTCGCTTGCGTTGATGGCGGCCTCGACCTCGGCGCAGATGGTGTCCAGAGTGTCGTCCAGGTCAGCGGTCGCCTGCGCGCGCGCCTCGACGGCCACCGTCAGCGTGCGCTGCAGTTGGTACTGGAACGGCAGCGAGGCGCGCTCGGAGGATTCCTCTACCGTGTAAATCATCAGCGCCGGCAGGCTGGTTGCCGGCAGCATGCGCGTCTGCGGCCGGCTGGCGAAGACGTTTGCACCGGTCGTGGTCAGGCCGGTGAGTGTAGTCACCAGCGCATCGCGGATCTGCTGGCGGACGTGGCTCATGTCTGGTCGCGCTGCACGGGCAGGTCGCGGGTCAGGTCCAGCGTCTGGCCGGCCGAGGTCACAGCCTGGAAGATGAGCGTGTAGCGCACGCCGTCGGTGCCGCCGGTGACCTTCTGTAGTACTTTGGTTCCACTGATGGTGGCGCCGCCGGACTTCATCGCGGCGATGTCCGCCTCGGTGGCGTCGTCGGCCAACACGACTTTGCAGGTGCAGGTCGAGAGCGTCTCGCCGGTTGCCAGCAGCCGTGCGAAGTCGGCCGCGAAGGTTTCCGTTTCGGTCGGGCGTTTCGGGTCGAAGGCGGTCGTCATCAGTTCAGCCCGGTAAAGCTGCGCACGCGCGCGGCGCCAGTGTGGGTGCGGGCGCGGGCGCGGCCGAGGATGGTGTGCGCGGCCGGGGCGCCGGTCACGACCGGC